TAAAATCATTTTTTGCTGTATTCATGGCCGGGCGCTTGTCGCTATCCGGCACAAGTGTGGGTTTGCCCTGCGGCTTTTCGATGTAAGCCGTCAGGAGTTCATCAAAGCGGGACTTGCCGAGGAGCTTCTGCATGGCGGTGATGCCGAGCAGCTTTTTCTCATACGGGTCAAGGCCTGCTTTCTCGACCGCGTCAATGACGGCGGACTCATTGCTGTATCTGCGGTTGCTGCGTCCTTCGACGATCTTGAAACCTGTCCATTCCTTACCGGAGAGAGCCTGCTGCAGAGCGTATTCCTTAATATCGGAAGCCCAGCTAACCAGTTCATCTACCTTGCCGAGAATGACTTCGATCTCGGTATCCGTAAGCAGTGGCGGGGGGTTGGAATCATGGTGCGCG